GGAAACTTGTTCTTTTCACCCAGTCGCATGCGGAACTGGGGCTTTTCTTGTTCGGGGTGCATATGGAGATGCTATTTAGCGTCGTACAGCCTTGCACCGCCGGCCCGAATACCGTTGTGTCTTTTCTAAGCTTGGAGGACTTGGTTAAGAAACACAAGCGAGCGAATCGGTAAACCGTTAAAGAGTACACCTCTCACACGTCGCAGGAATTCTCAGTCCAGTGCCTGCGATGAATGATGGACTCCGAAGAATAGCAATGCCATTGGTGGCATGGGAGGATTTACGAAATCCTTAGCAGCAGTGAAAGCCGGGATGGCAGCGACGAAAGGGAAACGCAAGAAACGAAATCGGCGTAAACGTCCCGGCAAGGGAGGGGGAGGTGGAGGAGGTGGGCCCCTAATTGGCCCATCAAAATTCAACTTCCTCGAGGGCGGAAAGAGGCTAGGTGCAGTCGCCGGTGGGTGGCTGGGAAACTTGGCAGGGAAGGCATTCAACATTTTGCGTGGAAAAGGGGACTACACAGTGGGCCCTGAAGACGGAAAGGTCAACGCGAATTCATTGTTGACACCGGGAAAGGCAGTACCGGTGATGCATTCCGACGCCCATGGGTGTGTACGTGTAACACACAGGGAATACTTGGTGGATATCTTTAGTAGGGTGTCTCCTTTGTATTCAACAGCAGAATTCGTTTTGAATCCAGCTGATGCACGAACATTTCCTTGGTTGTCAACGCTGGCGGCAGCGTTCACCCAATGGAAGCTTTTGGGGTGCGCATTTGAGTTTGTCTCAACAAGTGGTGCTATATCATCGACGCAGGCATTGGGCAGTGTCAGTATGGCAGCACAGTATGATGTGACTCGTCCCGTGTTTAGGAACAAGCGGGATATGCTGAACCATTATTGGTCAACATCGCAGTCGCCATCGCGCAACCAAATGTTATTGATTGAATGTGAGCCATCATTGACTCCAATGGCACCGCTGTATGTGCGGAAGCCACCATTGGGGGCCGTACCTGTAACGTATGACCCCACATCAGTCTTTACTTGGAACAACGGGTCAATTGCAGCACCCGCGACGTTTCAGGAAATGGAGGACCCGAGATTAAGCGATCATGCTTATATTCAGGTGTTTTCAACAGGGCAAGCGGCAGATTTGCAGGTTTTGGGGGAGCTTTGGATCACATATGATGTGATGCTGATGAAGCCACTATTGCCTGCGCCGGGAGCAGTGTTAGATACCTGGGCGCCTCCACCCGCCACAATTGGTGATGATGTGTTGAATTACACGACACATGCGGAAGTACCGTTAGCGGCAGTGTTGCCGATTTCGAGTACAGACTACCCCTCAGAGCTGAAGGAGGTAGACGACTAACCCTAAGCAGTACCCATGCAGAAGTGTGGGGAAATACAATCGTTAGACTGTCGAAATCTGTTCCGATGATCCCGTGAGGGTAGGAACCAGGTAGGGGCGTACCTAATTAAACGTCTGCCTAGATCGATGCGAAGCGACCAGGAAAGCGAGAGAATACTTCCTCTGTCTCAACTCAAAGCAGTACCCGAAAGGGGAGATAATTTTGTTGGAAGGATAGAGAGCCACTCCTCGTATAAATGGCCGTAGCTGTCCAAAAGCCGCTATCCGGCTTGGATAGATCGAAGCAAAAACAGATTGACAAAATGACTACCATTACGCGGAGACCTAAGAAAGTGCTGCCCCAGCAGTACTTACCATGGGGGGTTAAACCTGTGGTGCCGTATGGGGGGAGTGACCTGACTCTTGAACGTTCAGGAAATGCGGAAGATTCAGCTGAGGCTGATGATTGGAAGGTGAACCATAAAGAAAACACCAAGCGACGGAAGCAGCATCGTCATGTTGTTACTGTTGTGAAAGACACGGGCAAGAAGCGTAAGAGCCAGTGGAGGGGTCGAAAGTTTGACTCAACAAAAGGATACCCAGGGGAAGGCCCGCCGCGGGCCAGGCCTAAGCGACAGAAATGCTATGTCTGTCAGGCATTTGGGCACCTGAGTAAAGACTGTCCGGTGAATAACGCCCAGGAGGAGAAGGGCGTGCGTTTGCCAAGACAGCTAGCGGCAAGGGCTGCTAGGGTGGACCCCCATGATGGGGGCCCCCCCACCACAAGGACCACCCGAAGGGGGAGGTCCGGTGGCCCCGGTTGGGCCACCACCACTACCACCTGCTGTACAGGCGGCGATTGATATGGAGGCAAAATTCCAGAAGATTCAGGCGTCGTTGTATGCAAAGGCAGAGTTGTTGTGGGCGTCAAGGGATGTATCGTCAGCAGAGGACTCAAAGGCTGTGATAGTGTCACTGGCGCACAAGGCAAGTGTGGAAGGCATTCAAGATTATGTAGGGCCGGCGCGAATAGCGGCAGGCTTTAATCTTACTTGGTACATTACGCAGATGAATGTGGATGTCCGGAGCAGAGCGATCGATAGGAGAACGCAGGCACTGGAGTTAAACTGGATTCACAACCAAGTTAGGCTTTCGTGGGCATTTAGGTGGAACAGGGTGAAGGCCGGTCTTTTGAATTGGTTTACGCTCAGGTATCCAACCCTAGACCCACATCATCGTTTGATGGCAAACGAGAAAGAGCCAAGTAAGGTACCATTCGACCGGTGGGTAATACTGGGGATGGCCTTACGCCTTTTTGGGGACGCATTAATGGAGGAGTTGTTCAAGCGAACACTCGCGAGGTGGATTCCTGTGGGGAGGGAGGTGTCACAATTGCTAAGGATGGCAGGTGTGGCATCACTCTTCGCATTAGCAGAGAATCAGTTGAAAAACGCAGGGAGTAAAAACCTGTTCCTCGGATTCTTCCTACACAATTTGTTTGTGCGATGTGGACTCATAATGGGCACGCTTTTACACACTGCCTGGAACTTGGGGGTTGTGTTACGTGCGGGGACTTTAAGCAAGACTTTGAACATGCTGTCAGGCTTCCATGTGGAGCAAGAAGTGTGTTGCAGGGAAGTTGGTCTACCGCAGGTCGCAACACAGCAAGCGTTTAAAGTGCGATGGGGAGAGCATACGTGCAAGCCCGGCTTCGGATGTCGTCAGATGTTTGGGGTGGCGGGGTTTAAAGGCACAGTTTTCCGAAGTTGTTCGTGCAATGAGCGTGTGTCTGTGTGTGGACGTGTTGGCAAGCAATTGGACCAGCACAGCAAGCAAGCGCAAGTATTGGGCGTTTGGCGACGGGTAAAGCGCAATTTTGAGGTTGTCGTGAACCAAATAAGACCGGTGATGAGACCATGCCCATACAAGGATTGGGTGAAGAGTTTTCCGCCGGCGAGGCGTGAGCAACTGGAACGGGATTACTTGGATTTGACACCATGCGTAGACAAGACGGTAAAAGGTTTTATCAAGCGTGAGGTGGCAGTGAAAACAGTTGAACCAAAATTTAAGGACCCAAGGTGGATACAGGGATGTCCCCTATGGATGAGCAGAGTTTGTGGCCCATGGCTGAGAGTATTGGCCAAGAATGTCAGGAAAGGTTTAAGTCCGAGGTTAGAGGATGACCGGTACAGGACAGGATCGATCCAGGCAGGGCAACAATTCATCTACACGTGCGGAATGTCTGCAGAAGCTGTGGGTGATGCTTTTATGCGGTCTTTGAAAACGATGCAAGCATTTGTTGAAGGGCGGGACAGGGTTGTCATAGTAGAGGATGATCAGTCACGCTTTGACATGCACATAACTAAGGGGCCATTTGGACTACTGGATATGGTTTATGGAAAGAAGCTATTGTCTAGGAAGGTAAAGCAGGCTTTGAGAAGAGATGTGTGCAAGGGAACGGCGCGGGGTGGTACAAGATACTCGGTGCCTTACACAATGCAGTCGGGGATGCCTGACACGTCGGTTGGTGATACGATTGTAAATGCAGCAATGAAGTACTACATACACGGGGTAGGAAGGCCCTGGATTTGCATTGCTTGTGGAGATGATTCAGTCACAGTAACACTCGAGAGTGAGGTAACTCGCTTGGGTGGAGTGCAGGGATTAACTACGAGCTATAGTGCAATGGGAATGGATGTGGAAGTGCTTTTGCGAAGTGAACCGTTGGATGTCGGCTTTTGTTCAAGCCGATTTTACCCCCACAAAGGGAGTTACGTATTGATGCCAAAGCCAGGGAGGCTTTTGAGTAAGATTGGCTGGGACATGAAGGACCGGTCAGTGAGCAATCAGTATGCATGGGCCCGTGGAGTAGGTAAAACCCTAGAGTGGTATGGACAAATAGATCCACTTATGGGCGCACTTGGAAAATGTTTCTTGCGAAGCTGTGGTCTGGGAAAGATCATACAGGAGAGACAAGAGTACAAGATACAGCTCGCACATGAGCATGATACGGATTGGCGTGGAGTCAGTTTGTACTATGCACATCATTATGGAATGTCACCAGGACAGGTGCGTGACTTAGCAACGTTGCTGTGTGCTTCGAAGCTGGGTGATACACTAGACAATGCCATGATGGTGCACGTTGTGGAGGTCGACCAGTGAATGGAACGGCTTAGGCTACGGAAGCATTGTAGATGGGAGGGGTTGACACTAAGGTGTGGGAGACGCAAGGCGCGCCACAAACTTGGTAAATCGACAACAACTGTCCGATGCAGAACGGGAAGGGGTTCCGTGGATGGCTCGCACTCAGGCCAGAGAATGATGAATGAAGTGTGG